TTAGGTAGTTCTCGTATCTTGAACGCTGTAGTCTTACCCTTAACTGTGTAAGGATAGTAGTGTGCCTCGATAGTACCATCCATATTGTACGATACTTTCATTCCATAGTGCATTGCAACTTGCTTAGTGATACCTCTCTCTTGAACCCCACGGGTATCATAGGATTCAATTGTTTCTAATGTTTCAGTTGCTACTGGAGTCTTTGGTTCTGGCATATCAGTTTCTCTATCTTTTTCTACTGTAACTTTCCCACAAACAAAACACTTACCAATACCGTTGGAGTACATACCAACACCATCAGAAGATCCACAATGTTTGCAGGGCATATGTTTTACAAATCTATCTTTAGTCATTAAGACCACCGCTGTTCTTTAAGATTCTTTACTATCTGTCTCTTCTTCTGAGACTGCTGTTTCTTCTGCATCCGTGCGGCTTTCTTGCTCCTTGAACTCTTCTCGTATATCGTCTGTGATTCCGACAAGTCTTTGTCTTGTTTCATTGTCTACTGATTCCTTAGGTATAAATTTGATTGCACCTATTTGTCTGTTAAGAAATACAGGAGTACCATCAGGGTACTTCTCTGTTAACACATCAAGATCCCATTGTACCTTAACTTCCCCTGCAGATAAACCACCTTTGGTTTCAAACAGTTGTAGTATCTCATAGGTAAAGTACTCTTCACCAAGGTTACTTATCATTTTATTGATGTGAGATGATGAGCTACTATAGGTTTTCCAGTTGGATACCTTACGTTCTTTACCCTTACGATACATATGGAACTGCTTCCTACCTATATATCTTTTAGGTTCTTCAGGGTGACTACAAGTAATTAAGTAGATGAACCCAAAGTAATCATCAGGGTCGAAGTCAGGACCATTGTATACCCAATGGCCCAAGTCTCTTTTAGACGCAACTGTTTTGTTTGGATAGTCATCGTTATATATATCCTCTAAAAACAAGTTATAGTCTCCGTTATAGTAGTCTCTAATATACTCTTCCTCACTTATACCTTCATCCTCTAACTGTTGCTTTATATAGTTAAAGTTAGTCATCGTAAGTCACCCTCCCCATAGACTTCTTCGATTGTCATATGGCGTAAGTCATCAAAGCTTCTACGCATATAGATTAGGTTGAAACATACTTCTAGTTTCTCTTTCCAATCTCGGGGGTGCTTCTCTCTCCAAGTAGACCTAACAGCATCTAACATCTTATCAGGCTCTACACCTTTAAGGATCTTCTCAGCAGTCTTAGGGCCTACACCTTTCAAACCCTGGATATTATCTGAAGCATCACCAGTTAGCAATTGCTTGCACAATAAGTAATGACCAGCATCCTCATCAGTAAGGTAGAGTTTGTTCTTGTTAAAGTTGTAATGCCAACCAGGAACCATGTCGATATCCTTGTCCACATGTGCAATAACAAATGAACTACCTTCAGCCTCAGCTTCAGTAGCCCATATAGATACCACATCATCTGCCTCACAACCATCAGAAGCTACACACCCAGTGTCCCAACAGTATTGGTACAGGTTATCAAGTCTTTCTTTAACCTTAGGGTCCATCTCTTGTTTACTACGAGTAGCCTTGTAATCATCTACTATATCATACCTGAAGTTACCTTTACCCTTAACAGCAACGTAACCCTTGATACTATTAGTATCTCGCATTACAGCCTTAAGGGCTAAGTCAAAGGTACTCTGAGCTTGAGCATCAGAATTTACAGTATATGCTATCCGATACAACATAGAGTCTGCATCAATAAAACATTTATCAAAATCATATTCTTCTTTATCAGTGAACGTCAGCATAGCTTTCTCCTATTTGTCCGTCACCATCCATACACATAACACCAACACTCTTAGGTGCCTCTCGGAAAGCCTCAACACAGATATCCTTTACGGCTTCTGCATCAGACTCCTTGGCTACGAATACTACCTCATCATGATAGAACAATGTTGGGTAGGCTTCAAGGTTATTCTCTTTAATTTTATTGTAAGCATATACCAATGCTGCTTTACAAGTAATACCTTCGAGTGTTTGTAACAAGTAGTTTAGAGTCTGGTGTTCAGACCCTACCATGATACGTCTGCCATCAGCGCCTTCAATAAACCCAGTACCAGTCTTCATCTGAGATAACCTGAACTCATGTTCGAGATCGTCCTTTAGAACCTTAAGACCTGGGAGTGTAGCCTTGAACTTAGCATCAGCTTCTTTACCAATCTTAGCAGACTTCTTACCAGAGATAGCCTCACCTAGTTTAGCATGGCCTGCACCAAAGAGATAAGCATAGATAAACGTCTTAGCCCCTGGTCTACTGATACCCAATACATCTGCATTACGTTGGTGTACATCCCCATTGATTACCTCATTGGTAAACTCAGGGTCACCGATGTAATGGCATAGACCCCTGAACTGATTACCTGCAGAGTCAGCACCAACTACTTTGTATCCAGTCTCACAAGTTAAGAGACTACGTAGTTCCTTACCGTAGGGGGCATAGACACCTGGAATGTTGACGATTGTCCTGTGTCTACACCTGAACGATGGAGTACCGATTGTAAACATAGAGCCATGAAGGCGACCATCATTAAACTTTTCTTCATCCTTTACCTCTTCTATCCAACCTTCTACTGTACCTAGTCTGTTACGTAGCATATAGTAATCACTAATATACTTACCTAGTTTACCCAAAGGTTTTAGGGAAGTGTCTGTTAGCTTAGGGCTTTGTCTGATCCACTTACCATTAATCTTTTTAACAGTCCAGTCATCAGGTTTCCAACCCCTATCCATTAGGAACTTCTTAACCTCTGCCATCTGACCAATGTCAACATCTACTAGCTCAACCCTGGTGTATGGTCCAGATACGATACCATCAGAAGCTCTACAGTCTTCTTCTATTTGGAACCAATCAGTAACTCTCTTGTAGTAGAACCCATCTTTCTTGGTGATCTGATCAACCTCTTTGTTGCCACGCATTACTGCTACCTTACCTAGCTGAGGATTGATTTCATCTTCAATGGTTTCCATCTCTTCAAGGATATGCTCGTATAAGTTCTGAGCTTTCTCCATATCAAACACCCAACCTTTCTGCGTGATCTCTGCATTTACTTTAGCAAAGTCATGTTCAAGGTTAAGTGCCTGTAGGAACATAGGGTTATTCTTCATCATTACAGATGCTTCTTTAGATAGCCGTTGGTATACCTTAGTGTTTAGGTTTACGTCTCGGATACAATAGGTAAGCATCTCTTGGCTGTAACAAGTCCAATCTTCATGATCCCCTTTAGGATACTCAAAGAAATCACCCCAACCTTTAAGACCATGTAGGTGACCACGTTGGTACTTACATATCTGAGACATCAAGAAGGTGTCCCATATCTTAGTGGTAGGGCTAGGCTCCCAGCCTGTAAGGTTCTTAAGGACAGGGAAGTCAAATGCTATTACGTTATGCCCTGCAAGAACGGTTGCTTTAGACATGAATGCTAGACCGTCATCAAGAGATGGTAGGTTATCATCATAGTCTGAATAAGAATAGACCTCGCCTGTCTTAGTATCCTCAAGTACAAGGCACCAGATTTTATCAGGGAATAGTCCGTTTGTTTCAATATCAAATACATACTTGCTCATGTTTAGTCCTCTATGAACAGTTTAAGGACAGTGTTCAGGTCAATTAGTTTTAGTATGTTATTTCACAGGCCCCGCCTGCACAAGCTGCCTCAGCACTGAGGTCAGTCTTGTCTTCTACTTCTTTAACTTGGGTCAGGTCAATACCTGTAAGGGCACCTTCCATAATACGATATCGTTCTTCTGAGATATCTTCAAAGGGTGCTTGTACATATGTGCCACCATCATAAGGTAGTACAGAGATACCGTTGTAAGTGTAACGGTTCTTCCACATCCACTCACCTACTAGTTCCCACTCATCTTCTTTGAGAGAGATAGTACATGATACGTTATGTGAGTTCTGCCCTTCACGGTGACCAACACCTACCCATTCTACATTGTACTTACGTACACGTTCGAGTAGCTCAAGTGGACTTTCAGTTCTTAGAATAGAACCTTCAGGTGCAGCTTGAGGGATTTCAATTACAGCTTGCTCTTCAGGGTTGAAATACTCATCTTCAACCAGCTCTGGATGGTGCTCAGAGAAGTAACCATATAAGGCTTCATTCTTTCCAACACGTTGACGACGAATATAATAATCGTTATGCCAAGCGTGGATACCAGAACTACTACCAAGGACGCAAGAACTTGTACCAGAAGGCTTAACTGTTGTACATCTTGCCGCAGGATTGATACCCAATAGCTTTGCCACTCTTTCATTTTCTTTCTTAACTTCATCTGCTGCTTCCTCCAGATCATATTCTAACACAGTACCTGAACCAATACCAGTTTGACCTACACCAATAAGTGCATCACGTTGACAAGTCTCTTGCCACTCAGGTCTTAGGTAATGGAAGTCAGTGTACCCTGCTTGTAGTGTACCAATTAAAGATGCTGCTCTTGCTCTTTCGTTTAGATCCTTTTGAGATTCAACGTTAGAAGCATTAAGCTCTGTTAGGTTACACATTTGGTAAGGTCGTAGTCCAATCTCACAGCATGGGTTAGTACCCCAGTCTTTGTCATTGGTAAAGTATAACCCTGGCTCACCAGAACCAGACAACTCTACACGTTCCCATAGCTTATCAAAGGCTTCCTTTGTAATCTTATGGCGAAGCATAACAGCTGAGTTGTTTGATCGTGCACGTTGTGGATTCTCTTCCCACCAGTTACCAGCCTTACAAGCTAGCATATCATTGTCATCCATAGAGAACAACGAGATCATAGCAGCCCTACGGATACCACCAGTCAATACAGCGTCAGCAATGTAGCACATCATATCATGCACTTCTAACGTTGTTAGTTGACGACCGATAGCTTGGTCAAAGATAGCTCTCATGTTGTGAATACAATCCTTTAGGGGCTGAGGGCCTGGAGCTTTACCACCAGTAGTAATAAGCATTGCACCCTTAGGTCTAATATCACGATAGTCAAACTCAACATCCATCATGTTATTAAAGTAAGATTCACATAGAACCTTTACTGCATCTGCCCACCCTTCGATGTTATCAGATACTAGGAACCTACGCTTACGTGCTTTAGGACCTGCAACTTCTGGTAGCTTACGTACATGGTGACGTTGAACTGAGTAACCTACACCAGTACCACCCAGTAGTAGGAACATAGACTCAGCGAAAGCTTCAGGGCTCTCTATGGGTAGGTATGCACAGTTGTAGATTCGATTAGGTGCTAGCTCAATCGGTGCACCACCAAACTGTAGTGATCGCATTGATGGCAGTACTTTCTTACTATACACAAGCTTGTACGCCTTCTCGATTTCCTTACGCATCTTAGGGTACTTACGTTGGTGCATCTCTTTATTTCTAGTTACCAGTTCATACCAAGTTTCCCTACGCTCAAGGTCTGGTACATATTTAGCGTACTTACTGAATACTGTTATGTCTGATAGTATTTTATTTGATGTGTTCATTCTCTACCTTTCTTTAAATAATTTCTTATACGAGTCAATGCACCGAAGTCATCCTTCAGTCCGCCTAGTGTTCTGTTACACGAGTGGCATATCCATCCCCTAAACTTACTGGTTAGGTGGTCATGATCTAATGCCCATGGTGATTTATTCTTACCACCACAACCCTTTGCTTCCTCTGCGTTACGTAAACAGATAGGGCATTGGTAATCTTCTGGGGGTGGTTCAACTGTATCTCTAAGTTCCTTGCGTACTTTTGCAACAGATCTTATACAAAGCCTACAGGTAGTTTTACGATATGCCCTACCACTTTCCATAGGGAAATCTTCTTCTGACTTTTTTACTCCACACTTATTACATATTTTATATTGCATAAATAGAGTTCTCTTCTGTAAGCTCTGCATCTACTTTAGATACAAAGTTAATAAACCCAGAGGGCTCCCGTGATTTATACTCTTGTTCTTCTTCTTCTATCAATGGTACTACTTGGCCCACAAGGGATGCATACCATTTACTACTGTCGTTACAACTGATTATCTTTATATTTTTCATATCCAACCTAGCTGAGTTGCACTGTTGATTATAATCATAAAGCAAGTTACGATGTGGACAAGCCACCAGAAAGTTCTGATGACTGCCACAGCATCTGCTTGGTTATT